TGCCCTTTGATTCTAAGATCATTCTTATGACCACTAACATGAAGCATTTGGATCAGTGCAATGCTTCAGCGTTGTTGTTGGAGCCAGAAGCCTTGAAGCGAAGAGTTGATGTGCAGTATGAAGTGATGGTGAAGCCGGAGTACAGACTGGAAGGAACGTGCAAGCTTGACCATGACAAGTTCAAGGTTGAGTTGGCTCGGTGCCAGGAAGCAGGAGGGACTCTCCTGCATTCCTATCCGTGGTATATATGGGAGATTTTTCCCTCCACCTGGGATGGTGTGACAGTTGACGACAGTAGGAATGGAACAGGAAAGCCTTTTTTAAGGGCTATCTTTGAGATCATTGAGTGTTTGAGGATCAGGTCTGCTGGACATGAGGTCACTATGGCTAGTAGTGAGAGGATGCTGAAGGCTGATGTTGAAGATGAAGCGAGCTATGAGGCTTTGAGAGCAGAGATCATGGAACAAGGTGGTTTCTCAGACAGAGAGGAGGCTATGAAGTTTCAGCAAACTGCTTGGACTGCTATTGCGAGTCACCAGACACACACTCTTGCAGAGATTGAAGAGTGTGAGGATGAGGATGATGATGCCGCGTCTACCACGACGACGTGGTTGGATTGGACTGCATCAGCGAATGATGAGGCATGGTACCCTAGAGCTAAGGAGCGTTGTCGTTATGGGATCAAGAAGATGGCAGAGACAGCTATGAGGTTCATTAAGGAATGGGCTCCTTATGCCAAGATGGCTGCTCGTGCAGCTCTTGCCATTACACTGTGTGTGACCACAACGCTTGCGTTGTGGTCCTGGGTCCGCAAGAACGTCTTCGGGCATACTGCTGCTGAGATTGAAGAGCAGAGCAATGAACCTCATGGGAAAGTGAGGTCTGTGACTCGTTTACAGGCTTCTAATTTCAATGAGGGTCACCATGTGTTTGTATACAATAATTCTTTTAAGATTATTGTGCAACAACTCAATGGTGACATGGTTGCTCTTGGTTCTTTGACTTTCACCCATGAGGACTATTGTGTGATGAACTTACACTTCAGGAAGAGAATTCTTGAGGCTCGTTCTATGGGTTTGATTGATGATCAGAGTTTGATTCTCAGAGGATGTAGGAGCAGTGCAGTGCGAGTCAATTCGACAGTGGGTCATTTTCTGGCTTTTCCCCAGTGGGAGATGCCAGAGAAAGACTTGCTGTTCATGCGACCAGTTGGAGTTTTCTCAGCTCACAAGGATATCAGGAAGTTCATTGTGAGGAAGTCTGATTTGCCGATTGTTTCTGGAGAAGCTGGAAGGCTGGATACCACCAGAGTGATGAAGAATGGTGAGCTGGTCCCCTTTAACGAGAGGACTGTGTTTATCAGCACTTCATTCAAGTATGTGACTCACTCCGTCTTGATAGGAGGAGTGCATCACAGAGGTTTGCTTGAGTATGGTGCACAGACCATTGATGGAGATTGTGGAGCACCGTTCTGTTTGACTAACCATAACAACACCCAATGCAGGGTGTGGTGTGGTATGCATGTGGGGCTTGAGACTGGCACTAGCAGTGCCAGGGCCATTGCCATATGCATTGAGGACTTTGAGAAGGCTTTCACCGAGCTGAGGAAGAAGACTGGAGCGGTGATCAAGGAGCAAGCGAGTTTTGTTGCTACATGTGAGAGAGCTGGCATTGAAGTGCCAGAAGGTTTCACACTTGAGGAGACTGCAGTGTTTCCTTTTGCTGCTGCTGATGCTACTGATGATGAGAAGGAATCGTATGGGAGTTTCACTCCCATTGCAGAGGTCAAGAGGCCTGTGAGCTCACCTGTGAAGACTAACTTTGTTGAGTCTTTTGTGATGTCTGAAGGATTGTTGTCTGATGTCTTGGACTATGATTTGAAGCCAATGAGACTGGCCCCGCACTTTGTTGACGGAGAGTTATTCTTCCCCATGGTCAATGCTTTGAAACCCTACTCAGGGGATATCAAGACTGTAGATGTGAAGCTAGTCGAGAGCGCAGTGTTCGAGGCCGCCAGACCGTTTGGACAGGCTACTGTTGATTATCATGGCAGGAAATGGACCGTTGAAGAAGCTTTTGTTGGAGCAAATGGTGCTAAGGGCATTCCTTTGGGCACCTCCACGGGTTTGCCAGGATGCGTGCTGTATAAGAACAAGAGAGACATGCTTGGGGGTATGGTTGATTGGGACTTTGAGGATCCTAAGTTGAAGAAGT